AAAGACCTAACCAAAGCATTGACCAGGAGCTTTAAATTATAAATATACAAAACCTAGACGTTGATCTAGAATGTGTACAACTAGGATAACACGCATGATTACACGCAGAAAAAAAGAGTATGTGCCGGGTCAAAAAAGCGACCCTTGGGGGGTGGTACCCGTCTGCGTACTAGAGGGGCTATCACAAAATTATTTTCCATTTTTTCATAAGGAGTAAAACAAATGGCAAGTTTAAATAAAATATTATTAATAGGAAATTTAGGAAAAGATCCTGAGTTCAAAGAGTTTCCCAATGGAGACAAGATAGCTAACTTTAGTTTGGCTACGTCTGACAAATGGACTGACAAGGTTACCCAGGAGAAGAAGGAGCTAACGCAATGGCATAGAGTTGTTGTTAAGAACAAGAACATAGTCAAGGTTGTTGAGAGCTACGTTAAGAAGGGTACGGCTGTACTTGTAGAGGGTAAGTTAACCTATAGGAAGTTTACAGCTAGCGATGGTCTAGAGAAGATGAGTACTGAGATTGTTATAGGACCATTTGAAGGTAACTTAACATTGATGCCTGGTAGTGATACCAGCAATTCTAAGTTTAGCAGTTTCGCTGAAGATATAAAAAAGGATGATAAATTAGATGACGAAATCCCCTTCTAAAAAAAGAGTTGTTCCTAAGATGGGTAATCTTGGTGGCGTTCGTGAGATATCCAAGAAGCTAAAAGGTTCTGATGTAATCTTTGAGAATAGAGAACAGATAGCTGAAGCTTTGATGGGATTAGCGACTGCCAAGATAACCGATATTTTAGATTGGGATGATGAAGGTAATGTCCAGGTAATGAACCCTAGAGATATACCCGAACATGCGTTGCAGTCTATCAGGAAGATCAGGGCTGTGCCGGTTGGTGATAGTGGCAAGATGCAATTAGAGGTTGAGATGATTGATAAGGTGCGAGTGTTGCAGATGGTTGCGAAGAGTGCCGGGATATTAGATCGAACTCCTGAGAGTGAGAAGCCGAGTGTAATTGAAATTAACATGGTAGGACCTAAAAATGGAAAAGCCTAATGCGATGAACCTAGACTTTAGCACCTCGCCTAATGTGTGGAAGTTTTTACAAGATAATAGTTTTGTTCGTGGGATTATGGGACCAGTTGGATCGGGTAAGAGTTACGCTTGCTGTGCTGAGATATTTAAACGGGCTGTACAGCAAAAACCTAGTCCTAAAGATGGCATTAGATATACCAGGTTTGCCGTTGTTAGAAACAGTTATCCGATGCTTAAAACGACCACCATTAAAACCTGGCTGGAGTTATTCCCTGAGAATGTTTGGGGTAACTTGCATTGGTCACCACCTATCACGCATCATTTAAAACTACCGGCTAGGGGCGATGCTTCCGGTATTGACTGTGAAGTTATATTTCTTGCGTTAGATCAACCCAAGGATGTTCGTAAATTATTAAGTCTTGAATTATCGGGAGCTTGGGTAAACGAGGCTCGTGAGTTGCCGGTTGCTGTTATACAAGGATTAACGCATCGTGTCGGAAGATATCCATCTATGGCTGATGGTGGCACGACCTGGAGAGGAATTTGGCTTGATACTAACCCGATGGATTCAGATCATTGGTATTATCGATTGGCTGAGAAAGAAACGCCCAAGGGAGAGTTTGCCTGGAAATTTTTTAGACAAGCTGGTGGTGTTGTTGAAGTGCCTACTGACGATGTTCCGGCTGAAATACCTGAAGCCCAGGGCTATATATCGGCTGGTGGTCGATGGTTTAAGGAAAATCCTAAAGCTGAAAACATACATAATCTGCCTAAAGGATATTATCAGTCGTTGTTAGGTGGCAAAAACCTTGATTGGGTGCGTTGTTATGCTGAAGGAAAGTATACTTATGTTCAAGAAGGCAAAGCTGTATGGGAAGAATACGATGACGTTACCATGTCTGCCGAGCTTCAGGCTGTTGAAAATGTACCAGTACAGATTGGATTAGACTTTGGTTTAACTCCCTCGGCTGTATTTGCTCAAAGATTGCCTAATGGAGCCTGGCATGTACTACATGAGGTTGTAACATTCTCTATGGGCTTGGATAGATTTGTAAATGTCTTGAAAAGTGAAATGGCTATGAGGTTTCCCAACTTTGAATTTATGGTATGGGGCGATCCGGCTGGTGGTGCTAGAGATCAGCATTACGAAGTTACCAGCTTTGAGTTCTTAAAAACGCATGGCATACATGCTCGACCTACTCAAACTAATGATTTTAGGGTTAGAAGAGAAGCTGTTGCCATGCCGATGAATAGATTGGTCCAGGGTAAGCCCGGCTTCCTGGTTAATAAGAAATGTTTACGACTTAGAAAGAGTTTAGGTGGTGGGTATCATTATACCAGGGTGGCGATCGGTGCTGGTCAGGAAAGATTCAAAGATAAACCAAACAAGAATGAACATTCCCATGTCGGGGATGCGTTAGGCTACTGCCTTTTAGGTGGTGGAGAAATGAAACGAATGACGAGAGGAACGACTAGAAATGCCCAACCGGTTATTGCGAACCAGGAGTTTAATATTTTCGCCTAAAAAACTTAAAGATAGGCAGATTGTAAAGAGATACCAGGACCGAATACTCGGCACTCGGACTAGTAATGGAAGGAGAAGGATTAATGTTCACAGCAAACGAACTGATGGGAGTGATGAAACTTGATGGATACAAGGACCGGATAGTTGCGTTTCAACCTAATCACATACACATGGCTGAATTTAGAGATTTTGACCAGGAAATTTTAGATGGATACGGCAGACCACATATTCAAGATTATGCTGTTGATGGATTAAGTTATACGGCAATGTGTGATGGTAAAGTTTATGCGATGTTTGGACTGTATCCACTATGGAAAGGCGTAGCTGAAGCCTGGCTATTGCCGTCTGCTAAATTAGAAAACCGGAAAATGGTGTTTCATAAGGCTTGTTTACGATTTTTTCCCTATGCATCTGAGAAATTAAACCTTCATAGAATACAAGTATACGTTCGTTCAACTAATGTTCAAGCTGTCAAATGGATAGAGATGATGTACTTTAATCAAGAAGGACTATTAAAGAGATATGGTCCTGATATCAATGACTACTATTGTTATGGGAGATTGTTTTAATGGGTAGTATATTCGGTGGTTCCAAGCCACCACCAGGTCCATCAAGAGAAGAAGTTCAGGCTCAAGAGCAAAGAGAAGAAAGAGCTGAAGCTGGTGAAGCTAGAGAAAAAAGAAAAATTGCTTCTAAATCTAGATCAAGAAGAACTGGTGGTAGCAGATTGCTAATGACCCAGGACAGAGAAAATCCGGCATTAGGTAATGAAACCACGCAATCAACTCTTGGACCTACAAGAAATCCTAGAGGATGAGGTCTTATCCTAGAAATCCTAGAAAGCAAAAGGAGAAAAGCAATGCCGATGGTGACGTACAAAACAGCCAAAGGGAAGAAGACGAAACACTTTCCTTACAGCAAGACCGGGATGGATCAAGCGAAAAAGATGGCGACTGAAACTGGTGGCAAGTTAAACAAATCAATTAACTCTGCTGGTAAAATGAAAATGAAAAAGAGTAAAGCTTATGCCTAAACATATTTATGATTTAAATCCTAAGTTAAAGCCTAAACCAAAGACAACAGCTAAACCTAAAGGAAGACCTAAGAGTGGTAGCAAAGAAGTTCCAAAATCCTAAAGGTGGACTTAATGAAGCTGGTCGAAAGCATTTTAAAAAGACTGAAGGTGCTAATCTTAAAAGACCGGTCAAAGATGGAGTTAATCCAAGAAGAGTTAGTTTTGCTGGAAGGTTTGCCGGCATGAAGGGTCCGATGAAAGATGAAAAAGGAAGACCCACAAGAAAAGCTTTAGCTCTCAAGGCTTGGGGATTTGGAAGTGAAGAGAGTGCAAGAAACTTTGCAAATAGGCATAAAAAAGCATGACAAAATTAAAACCTAGCGAACTAAAAAAACGATACGAGAATGCCAGCCGTCATAAAGATAACTGGCGATCTATCTATGAAGATGCCTATAGATATGCCTTACCAATGCGTAATTTATATGATGGTTATGCAGAAGGCAATGTTCCTGGTCAAGATAAGATGGCAAGAGTATTTGACTCCACAGCGATTCAGTCGACACAAAAATTCGCTAATAGGCTCCAATCCGGGGTCTTTCCTCCTCAAAGAGAATGGTGTCGACTGATGCCTGGAGACGAAATACCTGAAGAAAGAGAAGTAGAAGTCCAAAGAATATTAGATGATTACAGCACTAAAATGTTTGCTGTCATGCGACAATCACAATTTGATATGTCTATGGGTGAGTTTTTACTTGAGCTTGCTATAGGAACGGCTGTTATGCTTATCCAGCCAGGTGATGAAGTCCAGCCTATTAGGTATACTTGCATACCTACATTTTTAATCTGCTTTGAAGAAGGACCATTTGGTAAAGTAGAAAACGTATATAGAAAAATGAAGCGACCATTTAACGTACTAGAGCAAGAGTTTCCTGATATTAAAATATCCCAGGCTATGAGATCCAGGTATGAAGGCAACGATACTGAAATGGTTGATCTTATCGAAGGTACTTACAAGGATAAATTAACGGGTAATTTTTGCTATCAAATCATAGATGAGATGGGGCGAGATGAATTAGTTTACAGAGATTTAAAATCATTTCCTTGGGTTATAGCCAGGTACATGAAAGCATCACAAGAAAGATATGGAAGAGGTCCGGTATTAACTGCCCTTCCCGACATAAGATCATTAAACAAAGTTAAAGAGCTTATATTAAAATCTAGTAGTTTATCCATAGGTGGTGTTTATACAGCTTCTGACGATGGAGTGTTGAACCCAAGTACAGTTCGTATTGTACCAGGTGCTATTATCCCGGTTGCTAGAAATGGTGGTCCCCAGGGTGAATCTCTAAAGCCGTTGCCTAGACCTGGTGATACACAGCTTTCACAGCTTGTAACTGGTGACCTGGTTGCTTCGATAAAAGCTATATTAATGGATGAAAGTTTACCACCGGATACTATGTCGGCTAGATCTGCGTTAGAAATATCTGAACGTATGAAGCAACTATCTCAAAACCTGGGTGCTAGTTATGGTCGATTGATTAATGAAACAATGATCCCGGTAGTTAAAAGAACTTTAGAAGTTATGAATGATGTAGGCATGATTGAATTGCCACTAAAAGTTAATGGACTGCAAGTTAAGATTGCACCGACAGCCCCATTAGCTATGGCACAGAATATGGGCAAGGTAGAAGAAACTCTGAACTTTATGCAGATTACCTCTCAAATGGGTCCACAAGGACAAGTCTTTCTAAAACAAGATAAATTAATTGATTACATAGCTGACCAAATGGGAGTGCCGGCAGAGTTAAGAACAACACCGGAAGAAAGAGAACAGCTAATGCAACAAGCTATGGAAATAGCACAACAACAAGGGCTAATGAATGAGCAAGGACAACCGGCAGAACAGCCAGCAGAGGTCAATCAATAGTGAAGGATGGGAAGGATTAACTGATCTTGAAGTTGATAATAAACCACCTGGACCCTCTGAATTAGATAAAATTTTTTTTAGAACATTTCAAACCGAAGATGGTGAGAAAGTTTTACAGTATCTTAAAACATGCACAATAGATCAACCTACCTGGACACCAGGTGCAGATGCTTCTCATGGATATTTGCGAGAAGGTCAAAATTCTATAACAAGAGAAATATTTAATAGACTAAGGAGATGTAACAATGGCTGAAGAAAATCAAGGCTTAATGGCTGGAGTAGAAGCTGAAGTTAAAGAAGAAGAAATTCAAGATGAAGGAATGGCTACTGCTAATCCTAGTGATGTTGTAGAAGGCGAAGACATTGAAGGTGTAGAGTATGAAAGACCTGATAATTTTCCTAAGAAATTTTGGGATGATAAAGAAGGTCCTGATATTGAAAAAATGGTTGATAGTTACAACAGCCTTGAAAAAAAACTAAGTGAAGGAAGACCTAAAGCACCTGAAGAGTATGACCTTACACCCTTAGAAAACATAGATCCTGAAGATCCATTGGTCGTAGAATATACTGCATGGGCTAAAGAAAATGGTATAAGCCAAGAATCTTTTATAAGTTTAGCTATGAAACTTGTTGATGTAGGCTATCAGTCAGAACAAGAAGCTAAATTAAATACAGACAATGAACGTAAATTATTAGGTGAGAATGCCAATGAAATTATTCAATCTAATATTAACTGGGGCAAAGGGTTAGTTTCTAAAGGTATTTTTACTGAGCAAGATTATTCAGAGCTTGAGGTCTTAGGTGGAACTGCTGGTGGTCAACGATTAATGCAGAAGCTTAGACAGATGCAAGGTGAGAAAGAAATACCAGTAGTGGCTATTGCCGGCAATCAGTTAGACAAGGAAGAATTATTTGCTAGAGTTGCAGATCCTAGATACCAAACTGATCCAGCATTTAGAAGACAAACTGAGAAAATGTTTGAGGAAAATGTTCCTAATTAATTGTACAACATCTAGTTGTGTAATCTAGTATTTACAAACTATTTCTTTTTTGATACTAATTAAGTGATCGATAACTCTCTGAGCCGATCTGACTAGTGTAAATCACTACGTTGCTAGACGTTCTAGTAGTCGAAGGTCGGATTTCCGGTAACCAAAGGCGAATTAACTTTAACCTTTTGATGGAGAGCTATTATGGCAACCACTCTAAGTAATGCGTTTATAACGCTATTCGAGGCAGAGGTTCACCAGGCTTACCAGGCAACTGCAACTTTGAGAAATGTTTCTCGAATGAGATCAGGCGTTACTGGTAGTACTGCGAAATTTCCAATCCTCGCAAAAGGAACAGCTTCTGTAAGAACACCTTCTACAGACGTAGTTCCAATTTCAGGTCAATTCAGCACAGCAACTGCAACATTGACTGACTATATCGCATCTGAGTATTCAGATATTTTTAACCAAGCAAAAGTAAACTTTGATGAAAGACAAGAGTTAGCTAAGTTAGTTGGTAATGCAATCGGTAGAAGAGAAGATCAAATAATTATTGATGCTCTTATTGCTGGTTCTGCTGGTTCAACTGTGGCTAATACTGTCGTCACAAGTGGATCTGCAAGTGCTTCAGACCTTAACGTAGGAAAAATTATCCAGGCTAAGAAAGCTTTGGATACTAATTCTGTGCCACCACAAGACCGACACATGATCATTCATGCAAGTTCTTTAGCTTCATTATTAGCTGACGAAAGAGCAGTTAGTTCAGACTTTATCCAACTCCAGGCATTAGCTCGTGGTGAGATTCAGCAATTTGCTGGGTTCAATATCCACATGATTGGAGATCGTGATGAAGGTGGTTTACCAAAAGATGGTTCTAGCGACAGAACATGCCTAGCATTCCACAAAGATGCTATTGGTTGTGCTGTAGGTATAGCTCCAAAAGTTGAAGTAAACTACATCCCTGAGAAAACTTCTTTCTTAGTATCAGCAATGTATTCAGCCGGAGCCACAGTAATCGATACTGCTGGTCTTGTTGATGTAACTTGTAGGGAGAGTTAATCATGGCTTTTAGTAGAACTGGGATAAACCCAATAGGTGGTCAATCCAAAAAAGGAACAGCCCCTCAAATGTGGACATACACATCAGTCGATGCAATAGCTACTGTTAACACAGCCGGTTATTTTAACGACATGTCAGATGATTTGTCTGTAGGCGATGTTATTTTTGTACATGACAGCAATACACCAACAATGAGTATTGCAATGGTTGCATCTAATGCTTCCGGTGTTGTGGACATTACTGACGGCACAACTGTCGCTATGACAGATAGTGACTAATAACTAATCTAGGGGGCGATTGTTCGCCCTCTATAACTTTAGGCGAGGTGCGTGGATTATGGCTGAAGGTGATACAGACGTTTCGATTTGCTCGCAAGCACTCCTTCTTCTCGGTGCAAATCAAATCACAAGCTTTTCGGATGGAACAGCCCCTAGTTCGATATGCTCGGTTTTATATCCACGCATTAAGTCGCAGACCCTTGGCATGTATCATTGGTCTTTTACGTTATCTAAAACGTCATTAGCTAGATTAGCGACAACACCTACTAACTTTTATTCTTATGCGTATCAATTACCTTCAGATATGTTTTTGAATGTACCAAGGGTTGTTTATACTTCTACGTCTTTGTCTGCTCCTAATACTACTGAATATGAAATACAAGGAGACAAGCTGTTAACTAATCAAACGACTATTGTCGTTGACTATCAAAGATTAGTATCAGAACAAGATATGCCGTCTTACTTTACGCAATTACTAGTTTATCAAATGGCTTGGCATTTAGCTGAACCTATTACTGATCAAATAACAAAATCAGATTACTGGAAGACTGTAGCCCTGGGAACTCCTACTGAAAATATGCGTGGTGGATACTTTAGGCAAGCTATTAACATAGATGGTGCTGGTCAGTCTAAAACAGTTATAGCTGATTATTTATTAACCGAGGTTAGATCTTGAGCAGAGTTACCCAATATCAATCTAATTTTACTGTTGGAGAAATAGATCCTCTTTTATTAGGTAGAATTGATATACAGCAATATGCTTCCGGATTAAGTAAAGCACAAAACATAGTTGTACTTCCTCAAGGTGGTTTCGAGAGAAGACCAGGTCTTAGGTTTATGGCTGATATAACTTCTCACCTGGGTGGATCATTTACTACTTTAGATGGTATTAGGCTAGTGCCATTTGAATTTAGTACGACACAATCCTTCATGCTTGCCTTTGTTAAATATGATACAACTAACACCAGGGTATTTTTCTTTGCTAATGGAGTTCAGCTTCTTAATATTAATGGATCAGGTGCTGACTATTTAGTTTGTGCTTTAGGTGATATCGACCTAGATAGAATGTATTTTACGCAAAGTGCTGATACTTTAATTTTAGTACATGAAGATATGTCACCTAAATCTATTGTTAGAGGTGCTAATAATACAACCTGGACATTTGCTACAATTTCTTTAACAGATCCTAAAGTTGCCTACACTTTAGCTACTAGTAATCCTTCTGCAACAATAACACCTGATGCCATAGATGGTACTGTGACTATAACAGCTTCTGCTGGAATATTTACTACATCTCATGTTGATCAATACATAAATGTTTTAAGTGGTTTTGGTCGAGCTAGAATTATAGAAAGAGAATCATCTACAGTTGTTAAGGTTGTAACTGAGCTTCCATTTTTTAAAGCAGATCAAGCTATAGCTAGTGGAGCATGGGAACTAGAAACTGGTTATGAAGATGCCTGGTCAACCTCTAGGGGGTTCCCTCGTACTTGTACTTTCCATGAAGGTCGGCTGTACATGGGTGGTAGTAAGGCTATGCCTAACACATTATTTGGATCTAAGGTTGCTGACTTTTTTAATTTCAAAAGTGCTGAAGCTTTAGACGATGATGCTATCCTGGTTACAATGAATACCGATAGTGTTAATGCTATCACAGCAATGAGGTCCGGTAGAGATTTACAGATCTTTACTAAGGATGCTGAGTTCTTCGTTCCACAAGCCGATCTAGATCCTATTACACCATCTAACATAGTTATTAAGAATGCTACTCGTAGAGGATCAAAAGAAGGTGTAAGACCAGTAATGGCTGAAGGTGGTACTTTGTTTATTCAAAGAGAAGGCAAAGCTATTAGAGAGTATTTGTTTAGTGATGTTGACCTAAACTACCAGGCAAACAACATATCTTTACTAGCTAGTCATTTATTAAAAACACCAAGGTCTATGGCATTAAGAGTTGCGACTAGTACTGATGATGGTGACCTTCTTTTAATACCTAATGATGATGACGGCTCTATGGCTGTATTCTCTATTCTTAGATCACAAAACGTAGTTGCCCCAGCAGAGTTTGTCACAGATGGATCTTTCCTGGATGTAGGAGTTGATATAGCAGATATTTACGTTGTTGTTAAAAGAACTGTTGGTGGTTCTACAAAATATTATATTGAGATGTTTGACGATCAAAGAACGACAGATAGCAACATACAATATTTTTCAGGTGCTAGTTTACCTGACAGAGCTAAACCTACAAACACAACATGTTCTAACCTATCTCACCTGGAAGCAAAGTCTGTAAACGTAGTTAGAGATGGATTTGTATTAACTGATAAAACTGTTTCATCGGGTGCTATAACTATAGATGCTGTGCCTAGCACATTTGTAGAGGTTGGACTGCCCTATTCTGTAGAAGTTAAGACATTATCGGCAGAGCCTAAGTTAAGTTCCGGTGTTGTTGTTAGTAGAAAACGTAGAATATTAGAAGCTACGACTTTAGTAGATAGAACCCAAAACCTAGCAGTCAATGGTTTTGAACTCCCCTTTCATTCATTGCCCTATACTTTGGGTTCTACACCAGCCACATTCACCGGGAGAAAAAGATTAGCTCCCCTTCTTGGTTATAGTGATGAAGCACAATTAACATTTACTATGACACAACCTCTCTTCGCTACTGTGTTAGCTGTAGAGTACAAACTTAGTACGGGGCAATAATATGACTTTTGCAGTAGCATCACTAGTATTATCCGGAGTTTCTGCTATGGCTCAAATGAAAGCTGGTAGCGACACAAAAAAAGCTTATTACGCACAAGCCGAGCATAAAAAGTTAGAAGGTAGAGTAGAAGCTGTTAAGGCTAAAGAGCAAGGTATTCAGGTTTTAAAAAACACTAACAAAGCTTTGGCTTCAGTTGGAGCTATAGCCTATGCCGGTGGGTTGGAACCTACTATTGGAACACCTCAAGATGTTGGAACATTCGGGGTTCTTAATCCTGGGTTAAATGATTTTATTACGTCTAAAGATAATGAGTTCTTGGCTATAAGTACTGCTAATGCTCAAGCTGAAGATTTGAGGTTTGCCGGTAGAATGGCTAAGAAACAAGCCACTATTGGTGCGTTATCAACTATGGGTAGTGCAATGATGAGTTATAACTCTTTAGGATCTGCCCCAGCCGGAACTACTGCAACATATCCAGGAATGAGAACTGGAGTACAAAATGTAGGTAGAGGTAATTATATGAGGTTTTATGGCTATACAGCTAATTCAGGTCTAGGAGTTGGTTAATGGCACCTCGTTCTAGATATTTAGGCATACAACGACAGATCGGTACAAGTGGCTATCGAGGTCCTTCCGGTGTTGGTATGCGTGAAGCCCAAAGAACGTCACAGATGCTTGTTAGTGCTTTAAATGATATGTCTAGCTATTTTATGAAAAAGGCTGGCACACAAGCAGAAATAGAGGGTGCTGAGTATGGTGCTGAAAACCCTATTACCATAGAGCAAATTAAAGAAAGTGCATACAACGGCACTAGTGTAACAGACAGATTTGATGACGATACAATATTTGGTAGATCAGCTAAAAAGATAGCATTAGAAAGTGTTGGGTCAGATTTATCATTAAGTGCCAAAAGAAGTTTTTCAGAGATAATTAGTAAGGCTACATTAAATAATACTGACCTAAGTGAAGTTAGTAATGATTTAAAAGCAATTACAAATGAATATGTCAAAATAGCCAATAATGCTTCACCCGTACTAGGTAGAAAATTATATGCCGAACTAGGTGTAAACTCTTCTGCTCACTACAATGCTTATTCAAAAGTTTATGCAAAAAAATCTTTAGACCAATTACAAACCGGCACAGCTTTAAATTTAAATTTTGATCTTAAAAATATGGGTATTGAGTTAGATGCTGTTCTTAATTTTGAAGGTGATGAAGATACATTAACAGCTAAGATCTATGGTGCTGGTCTATATCAAAATGGAAAGCTGTTAAATGAAAAAGCTAGAAACAAAGATGAATTAAAAAAAGCTCCAGGTTTTGGTATTAGTAAAAAATACGATTACATCTACAAAGCTTCTAAAGCTAAATACACCAAGACTATGATGGAAAGTGCTTTAAAAGATTGGGATGATAAATGGTTAGAGGTGAGAACAAGCACTATAGTTAGCACAGCATTAGAAACAGAAACGTCATCTGACATAGCTATGAAAATACAATTAAACAAAAAAACCGGTAATATTAAAATTGATGCCATTTTAAATGGGATGAGTGACAAGGAAAGATTAGATGTAGCTAAAGCTATTAGAACAGAAAAGAATGCACAAATAAACTTTGAGAATACTATTCAAGATAAAAAGGATGGTGATGCAGATAATAAAATAGCTGAACTAGAAGTTGACCTTTCTAAGCAATTAGCATTTGGTGCTAAAGACAATTTAAAAGACAAGCTTTTAGAGTTAGAAGCATTAGCCCCTGATAAATATGCAGATTACAAAATCAAGTTTGATGAAAGTGGTGGTCTGAGAACTGTAAGTGATTCCAGGGTCAAAGCAGAATTAATGAAAAAATTATCAACTGCAAATTTAAGTTTTGGTGAGTTATCCAAACATTATAAATCCCTTTCTTCTAAAGAATACACAGACATAGCAACAAAAGTTGAATCAAACGAAAGACAAGAAATTAAAGACAGTATGATAACTATATCCGGTGAAATGAAGTTTGATCCGGAAGCAGAAGTAATAGCAGACCAAAATGACTATTTTGAAAAAAGAGAAATATATCGAAGAGTTCTAGGTCGTGTTACTGACGAATTTAACAAGTCATTGAGAGAATCTAAAGACTTTGATGCTCTTGCTTTTGGTAGATCTGTACTTAGTACTGAAAGTGAAATTGTAGCAAGTGAAGTATACAAAAACAAATTAGCTTCAGCCAAATCTTCAATAGATAGATTTGCTAGTATTTACACAAAAAAAGGCATTCAAAAAACATACACCAGGGATGAGTTTTTAAAGGTAAAAAATATGCTACTTACATTACAACCTGATACCGATGTTGCCAAAAAACTTAGAATAAAAGATTACAGAAATATATCTATAATTAAGTCAGATATTCAATCACTTACAAACATTTTATCAAGTAGTAGGTTACAATAATGGCAGAAAATGAAATAGACGTATATAACGAGATTTTACTGTCCAACAATATTAGGTCTAGTGGTTCAGAATATGAGCAGTCCTGGGATGGTAAAACGTCTAAGATTAATATGCCTACATCTATATTTGAAGACGTTGTAGATACAGCCGGTGACGTTGTTGATACTGTAGGAGATTTTGCAACTGGTGTTGTTAAGGGTATGCCACAAGGAGCTTCTAAAGCTGGCACAGAAATAATGGATACATTAACTGGTCAATGGTTTTCAGAAACTGCTGTTCCTTGGATGAATGAAAATATACCTGGTTTAGATACAGCTAATACAGCTATCAATGAAACAATAAAATATGATGGTACGGCACAAGAAATCGGTGGGATGATTGGAGAGGTTGGAACACAGATCATTGCTCCTGGTGCATTGGCAACTAAAGGATTACAAGGTGCAAACTTAGGTAGTCGTTTCCTTACCAATGTTCTTGGTTATGGTGCAACTGAAGCCCTGGTTATTCCGGCTAAAGATAAAGGCTTAATAGAAACAGCTATCACCCTGATATCAAAAGACAGCGAAGCAAGTAAAGCTGTACTTGAAACATTAGAAGCTGACGAAGATTTACCCTACTTAATGCAAAAATTACAAAGGTCACCATTATTACTTTTAGAAGGTGGTGTTATTGGTGAAGGCATAGCTGAAGGTTTAGGATTGTTAATAAAGTATGGCAAGAACAGCCCTATGCTCAAAAGCTTAAAAAGTGGTGTTAAATCGCAGTTTCAAAAAATCGGTGAGAAAGCACAGCGAGAATTAGACCTAGATACTGGTGGTACATCTTTATCGTCTATGGGGGCTGGTGAATTAAATACTGCACTTAATACACATTTAGCAAAGTTAGCTAAAAACAGAGAGCAAGCTACAAGAAAAGTTGATAACCAGGGTTTTTATTCTCAAGCACTAGAAGAAGCAAATAACTTGAAACAAGAAAAAGGAACTGGTCAACAATACAAAGCTATGCTTTTAAAAGCTGGTGTAAAGCAAGACGAAATAGATTGGTCGGGTTTAGATGAAGTATTAAGTAAAGATAAAGTTACAAAACAAGAAATTGTAGATCAGCTTGAAGCTAACAAAATAGAGTTAGAGGAAGTCGAGAAAGTTGGAAGCGAAGAAGTAAACTCAATGGATTGGTTTTACAATGAAAATGCTGTTTCAAGTGATGATCTTTTAATAGAGGGATTAGAAAAGAAAACAGAAATAACAGAAAGTTCACTTTTTGAAATGGAAAGAAAATTAATATCAACAATGAGAGCAGACGATGCTTTTGGTTCTGATTATCTTTATGAAAGAGCAGATGAGATATATAATGATTTTGAACCTGATTTACTAGATACAAAAGGCTTTACAAAAGATGATGCTTACAGAAAAGCTGTTAATGAATATTATGCAAATCCAGTAAGAATATATGAAGATTCAAATACTGGTTATGTCATAACTGGTAATGATGATTTAGGTTATTCTATTTTTAAAAATAAAGGTGAAAGTACAAGTTATGCAAATGCCATGAATGTTAGTGATGGCACAAATGAATATCTTAGAGGAAACACCGACATACCTTACAGTTTAGATGAAGCAAAGGTTCAAGCACAAAATATTGCAGAGTATGAAGGTGATGTAATGTTTGAAGGAAGTGCTGGTAGATATGAAGATTATACTGTTGATGGGGGTACTAATTACAGAGAGTTTTTAATAACTTATGGTAGACAAGGTATGATACAAAACAAAAAAATGAGAGAAACTGACGAATACATGGGACCTCATTTTGACGAAGAAAATATTATCGCACATTTTAGAACTAAAGATAGAACCTATGGTGACAAACAAATTTTGTATGTTGAAGAAATACAATCTGATTGGGGTCAACAAGGAAGAAAACAAGGATTCCAAAAGTCAGAACAAGAGATGGCAAACCTTACAAAAGATATAAATGCCGGCAAACTTACAGACGAAGCAGAAGATTTAATAGTTGAAAACAATAGGCTAAAGCCACCTAAAGCACCTTTCGTGACAGACACTAATAAATGGACTGCATTATCTATAAAAAGAATTTTAGCTAAAGCAAGTGAAGAAGGATACGATGCTGTAGCCATAACACCAGGTAAAGTTCATGTTGATAGATGGAATGTAGAAGGGTTAGGAAATTATTATGATAATATTGTTCCAAAAATAGCAAAACAAGTTGTAGGAAAATTAGGAGGTAGTGTTAGAAAGTTACCAAGTTCAAAAGATGTTGACCTTAGAGATACTCCTTCAGGTGATACTTTTGGTAATATGGAAGCATTTGACGAAGCATTGTTTATCGATCTTACACCACAAGTAAAAGACAAAGCTAAAAAAGGTCAGGCATTATTTGCTGTTCCAGCTGGTGCTACAGCCGTAGGAGTTTCACAGCAAGAAAATAATGGAGCTAATGATGGTTAATATACTTGGCAAAGGTGTAGAGATACTTAACAAGCTAGATCTAGAACAGCAGAAGATCCATAAAGAAACAATGCCTGATAGTGATATTACCGAAACGGCTAGTGGTGATTTAGTTATAAAAGGTATGGATGACGAAGGTGTAAAAGCTCTAAACAAAGTATTAGAAGATACTGGATATCAAGGTCCTGGGCTGAACCTAAATAAAATTGGTTTGATATTTAAACAAGAAGGAGAAGATCAAGTATTAGATCTACAAACTATGCTTGTTAATATTAAAGACAATAATAAAGCTTTATTTGCACATTTAAGAAGACCTAAACAGACTATTGAAGGTATGGTTGCTATGGCTGAGAAAACTGGCTTTAGCAAGATTACTTATAAATTACTAAATAAAAAACCAGGTACAGTCGAACCACCGGAACATGTTATAGGTGGATTAATTATGATGTTAAAGCTCGGTAAGGAAATAGAAGACAAAGCTTTAGCAATTACTAAATCATCAGATGAAGGTGAAAAGTTACAAATATTTAGAGAGCTAAAGGTAATAGCTACTGTTCAGTCTAATTTATCTGCTCAAGTGTCTGCGAATGTTTCTGAGTATGGTAGAGGTCTAGCCGTTATATCTAACGTAGCTAAATTAAATAATATCAATCTAACAGAGTATACATCACAAATAGATGAAGTTGTGCAAAACTTAGATGAAAATATGATTGATTACCATGCCCAGGCATTTTTAACTTTACCGAGTACTGGTCGAGCTATGTATACAGAAAAAGGTTTTTTAGCCAAAGGCTATGACGTAGCTATGGAAATATACATTAATGCCCTACTATCGTCACCGGTCACGCATATGGTTAACATTGCTGGTAATGCTATATTTCAAGGTTCCACACTTTTAGAAACTGGTATGGCTGGATTTATTGGTAATGTAAGAACACTTGGTGGCACAAGAGGTAAAGTTGGTGATCGTGTTTACATGGGTGAAATGAATGCCGAGGCTTATGGTGCTAGTATGGCTTTAGGTGATGCTTTAAAGTCTATGGGTTTATCATTAGGTGTTACCGGACAAGCTGGTGACTTTGCATCCAAGATTGATCTTAGAAGAAAAACATCTATAGGATCTACTGACAATATGGCTCACATAATGGAGATGGCTAATAAAGGCGATTATGGTGCTATGGCTATAAACATGATTGGAGTAGCAACTAGATTGCCAGGAAGATTTCTTGCTTCAGAAGATGAATTTTTTAAAGTGATATCTAAACGTAAAGTTTTATATAGAGAAGCTTATAGAAGACAAATGATGACCTACGAAGAAGCTATAAGAGGTGGAGTTGATAAAAGAAGAGCTTTTGAAATGGGTGAAGCAAAATACGTTAGTATTATGGAAGAGCCACCGGCAGACATTGTAGAAAAGATGACAGCCGAAGCTAAGATTATGACGTTTCAGGATGATCCCAAAGGTGCTTGGTCTTCTTTAGTAACATTGGCTAATGCTCACCCATTAATGAAAACGATTGTACCATTTTCTAAAACACCTACAAATATTGTAAAACAAGTGTTTGATAGAACTTTTAACTATTCACCTATTTACAAAGCACTTAAACAAAATATGCCTGACAATATGCAAGGCATTGATCCATTTGGTGCTGGTAAAATATCAGGGCAAGAGTTTGACAAAGCACTATCTAAGCTTGTTATGGGCAATGGATTGTTTATGGGTATGGTCATGTTAGCTGATGGTTTTTTTGGAGATAACGTAATTGTTAATGGATCGGGACCAAGTGATTGGAAAGCTAGACGTTATATGAGATCAGCAAAAGTACCACCCTATTCTATTGGATTTAAACAAGATAATGGCGAATATAAATATATTACATTTAGTAGATTAGATCCTTTGTCGGGAATATTAGCTATGGCATCTGACTATTCTTACTATTCTAAACAAGAAGATGACCCGAATATGTTGATAAACCTAGCTAAGTCCGGTTCTTTAGCTATAGCTGAATACGCAATGAATTTACCATTTCTTCAAGGTGTATCTGAGATATTTAAGCTGGCTGGCAATCCATATGGAAGTAAAGAAGATGGTTTTACAAGAATACAAAAGACAATAGCCGGTGTAGCTGGTGACATTACTATGACAGCAACAAGTGAATTAAACACATATCTTCCTGAAAGTTTTGAGTTACCTGGAGCTAGTTCATTTACTAGGACTATGGAAAGAATAGGTAATCCTATGGCTAACAATACTATGTTAAGTGCCGATCAGATTGATGATGCTAATACGTTTTATTTTCCTGAAGCCATGAAAGGTTTTTATATGGCTCTCAATAGAGCTAAGTCAGGTAACCCAAGATTCAATAATGAATTACCACCGGCATTAGATTTTTGGGGAAACATCAAAACGCAAGGTAGTGGCAAGCTGTATGAATTTATTAGCCCTATTAAAATTCAAGATGGTGGTTATACCTCTTTAGATAAAGAGCTAATAAGGTTGTCTGAAAAAGGTCATGTATTTAGTTCGCATAGAAAAAAATATAATGGTGTAGAGTTGTCGGCATTACAATTTAATAAATATGTAAACCTGGTAAATAATTCTAACAGAATAAATTCAAAGTATAGTTTAGCTAGTGGTGATCCTGGGTATGATGCTACTAAGGCATTGTTACCAGCATTAAACAGCACAGTTAATAGTGAAGCATATAAGCTTGAAGTTGATGACGAAGAAAAATTTAAAATGTTAAATAATGTACTTGGTGATGCTAGAACTTCTGCAATGAAAATAATGTTAGATACAGACGATAGATTAAAGATATTGTCGAGTGAAAATAATTAGTGTATAAAACCTAGAGAGGTAATCTAGAATGGCAACATATAATGTAACAGATCAAACTTCAGTAAGAAGAGTACAGTTCACCGGTGATGGTACTGCTGGTCCATTTGCCTTTGCTTTTCAAATTAATGCAACAAATCAAATAAAAGTTTATGTAGATACTACAGTTAAAACTGAAAGCTCACATTATACAGTATCATTAAATTCAGGAACTGGAGCCGGCACAGTATCTTTTACTAGTGGTAACTTCCCTACTAGCTCACAAACTATTACATTATTAGGATCTATTCCTTTATCCAGGACATCAGTTTATACATCCGGTGGACAGCTAACGTCAGCAAGTCTTGAAGATGACTTTGATACAAATATGTTTGTTCACCAGCAAACCAATGAAGAGCTTAATAGATCACTAAGACTTGCCGAGCATGATACTGTATCCGGTGCAGATATGACCTTGCCGGTAAAAGCTACTAGATTAGGAAAGTTACTAGGATTTAATTCTTCTACTGGTAATCCTGAAGCTTCTTTTACTATAGCCGATGGAACCACATTAACTAACATGTCAGCTAGTATTACGGCAGTAGCCGGTATTGCTTCTAATGTGACGAGTGTAGCTGGAGTGGCAAGTAATGTAACGACTGTAGCCGGTATATCTTCTAATGTAACAACTGTAGCCGGGATAGCTAGTGATGTAACGGCTGTAGCCAATGTTGCTAGTGCTGTATCAAGTGCTGGAGATAATGCAACTAAAGCACAGAACTACGCAATTAAGACAGATGGTGCTGTGGAATCAAGCCAATACTCAGCTAAAGCATGGGCTATTGGTGGTACTGGTGTAACAGATACTGCTGGATCAGGAAGTGCAAAGTCCTGGGCAGTCGAAGCTGATGCAGTAGATGGATCAGAACATTCAGCAAAATCATACGCTATAAGTGGTAGTGCAATATCAGCCGGTTCAGCAAAACAATGGGCGTTAGGTGGTGGATCAGGGTTTACAACATCAACGGCTGTATCAGGTGGATTATATTCAGCTAAGTATTATGCCGAATTAGCTTCAGCTTCTTTCGATTCATTTGATGATAAATATTTAGGTAGCAAATCTAGTGATCCATCAACAGATAATGACGGGAATGCTTTAGCAACTGGTGCAATATTTTATCATACTGGTTCATCAGTATTAAAGGTGTGGACTGGTTCTGCATGGAACGCAGTTGCAGTAGATACATCTTCATTTGCAACCAATGGCTTTAGTGTAGCTATGGCAATAGCTTTATAGGAGTAAAATATGGCACAAAATTTTAAACAAATAAAAATGAGGAACATTGGTACTAGTGCCACAGACATTCCTGATGGAGCAAACTTTCCTAGTGGCTTTCATACTCTGATT